CTCGCGATTCTCGGCGCGGAGCTTGGCGACCTCTCGCTCCATGTCGACAATGCGCTGACCGCGCTCATCACGATTGCCTGCCCAGTGGCTCATTCCGTCACCGGAAGCGCGGCGAGGGCGCGGTCGATGACCTCGCACCGTGTCGGCCCCTGCCAGTCGGGCAAGGGGTTGTGCTCGTGCGGACGCTGGCGGCAGTGCTCGAGCGCCTCGCGCACCACCGCGACGCCATCGGGCAAGAGGCAGCCATTGGGCGTCACGCTCAAGTGCAAGGCCGAGGCTTGCTCCCAAGCGGCCACTTCCGATTCCGCCCGGTCCGCTCGCTCCTCTGCCGCGTTCAACCGGAGGTACAGCTCTCGCTCGCGGTCACGTCGTGCCGCTTCCTCCGCCCGGTCAGCCCGCGCCTCGGATGCCTTCAACAGGGCCACCCTTGCCAGTGCCTCCTTCAGGTCAACGTCCGCCCCGTGAAGCAACTCGTCCCGGCGCTCCACCTCGCGGCGGTACTCGAGCTGCTGCGCGGAGGTCCGCACCAATTCGTCCAACAGCCGGTCGTTCTCTGCCAGCGCCCCACCCAGCCGGCGGGCCATGGCGTCGCGCTCTGCCTCCATGGCCTCTGCCGCGCTTTCGGCCGCGTGGCAGTCCTGTATCCAGCGGTCGCGCTCGTCGATGAGGGCGGCGGCCGGAACGCAGACCGGGCAGCACCCATCTGCGCACGACGGGCAGCGGCTCAAGGCTTCCTCCCCTCTTCGGCCCGTTGCATGGCCTCCTTGGCCTGAGCTACCGCCGTCTCGGCGATAGCCGCGTAGCGCTCGGCGATTGCCCTCGCTTCCGCGAGCTGGCGAGCGAGGGCGTCGCGCTCGTCGATGACAGCAAGAACCTCGCGCAGCCATGGGACCGCCAGCTCCCACAGCGGGTGCGCCAGTCGATGCTCGACCTCCTCCCGAGTGATGGTCACGGCTTCCTCTTGGGCATCTCACCGAGCACACCCGCCCGCACGAGCTGCTCGCGAAACTCGGCGTCGTCAGTGAGCGACTTGGCTGGAGCCTGCTCAGTAGGCGGCATGGACCCGATAGGCCCGAGTTCCTCGAGCTGGTGCAGCCGCTTGCGCAGCAGGTCCAGCATCGCGACGGTCTGCCGGTTGACGGCGGCCAACTGCTCAAGGTCGCGTTCAAGCTCAAGCACCCGGGCGCTCGCCTTGCGCGCAACGGCCGCAGCGGCGCCTGCCTCGGTCGCGCACTCCGGCTCATCGCACCGGGTGTGCGGGTCCCTTCCGTGCGAACACGGCCCGATGAAGTGGACCCCTTCGATGAAGGGCTTGGCCCATGCTCGCCAAGCGTCGAGTTCACTCACGGCCGCCCCCGCGCGAACCCGCCCGGCACCAGCTCGTGGCACCGGGCACAGGGGTACCAGATACACCGCTCCGCGTTGAAGCCATCGGGCACGACGTGGAACCCCAGAACGCAGCGGAGCCAGTAGTAGAGGTTCATGGCGCCGCCTCCTTCGCCTGCACGGCGAGCCGCTCCACTTCGGCCTTCACGTAGGCGAGGTCCCGGTAGACGTTTCCGTGACTGCTGAAGCCGTACTTCGCGTTGAACACCAGGTCACCGGGACCGAGGTCGCAGTCGTGGTGGCAGTCGAAGCCCTGCCAGAAGACATCTTCGGGCTCGCCCGGTGCCGGGCGATGGCAGACCTCGCCAGAGCAGGCCCGCGAGTAGGTGATGCCGCCGTGAACGCTCGGCCGTTCGTCGCTATCGTCGAGCTCCACGCCGTGCCACGGGTGACCGGGCGGCACTCCGACGTAGCCGCACCAGTGACCGCTGGTCATCTCGCGCACCATGAGACAGGGAAACCCTTCGTGCCTGAACTCCACACGGTCGGGCTCGCTCTGCCACGGACCCGCGGGCCACTGCGACTTGTCGATCCGTTGGCTCACAGATTCTCCGGCATCACGTCGACCACGCCGGACTCCTCCACTGGCGCCGGGGGAGGCGTAGGCTTCGGCGCCTCCTCCACATCCTTGATTTGCAGCTTGCGCTTCACCGCGTCGTGCGCCCGCGTGGTGGCGCTCTCGATGGTCTGAGCGACAACCGCGGCGTCCTGGGGCAGCGCCTTGGGCACCACCACCTCGCCCTCGACGTAGTCCTCGGAGTCGGCCTCGAGCGCGCTCGCAAGCTCGGTCGACAGCGGCAGATACTTCGCCGCTCGGCGCACCACCGTCTTTCGAGCCATCTCCTCTTCGTCGGTGACCCATGGGCCGCTGCTGGCAGCCCGGCTGCGCTTCTTGATGCCCTGAACCTCTGGCCACGTCATCACCTCGACGTGCTTGGAGCCGTCTTTTAGGCGAGCGATGCAGTAGACCAGCAGGGGCTTACCTGCCTCGATGCTCTTGAGGTTGGGCAGGTGGCGCAGCTTCGGCTCCAGGCCGAACTCGAGGTCAAAGGTGTCGTTCTCATGCACCACGTGGGCTTCAATCTGCGAGAGCTGCCCAGAGCGGCGCGCAAGCTCGATGAAGCCGCGATAGCCGATGATGAGGGTACAGACCTTGCCATACGGCACCAGGTACGCGTGACCCAGGGCGCCACCGGGCTCCAGACCCAACTCGGCACAGGTGATGATGCACTGAATGAGTGAGGAGGCCGAGCACGTCGCCAACAGCGGCACCTTGGCGATACAGTTGAGCGACACCTTAATGAGCCTGTCGGCCGTGAGGTGGCGTGGCAGAATCTGCGCGAGCGAGTCCTTTCGCGCCTCGAGAATGTCTTTGATGCTGGCGGCGAAGCTCTTCGGGGGTTCCTTCTTTTCAATCTCACTCATGTCGTTTCCTTCCATCGGGGCTTGAGGCTGCGAATTCCGAGCTTGTTGGCGCGCCAGAGGATGCGGCCCGCGGCGCCCTCGAGGCCTTCGGCGTCGCCGATGCGCTCTTCGATGCGCTGTCGGGCGACGTTGTAAGCGTGGTCCACCGCGTCCCACTGCTGCTCAGCGGCCTTCAGCTCGAGCATCAGCATCTCATCATCGAGAGTGGCCTGTGCGAGCGGGGTGGTGTTGCGAGGGAAGCGCCGCCGAATCCAATCCGAGGCGCCGTCTGAGCCATCGAGCGGGGGCGGAACCTTCGGCACCACGTGCTTGGCCCACCACGCTTCGGCAGTGGTCAGCAGCACGCCCTGGAGGCCCACGTCGCGCTCAATCGGGTAGACCCGCAGCTCCCCGTCAATCAGGGCAACCAGGTGCGACACCGGGTCAAGAGGGAGGCCTCGCGCGCAGCACACCATGTCCTCCCACTGGAGCTGGAGCACGTAGCCAACCGGCACCGTCGCGCCGCCCGTGTCGCCCCATTCGTCGCCAGCTCGGCGCGGGGCCTTGATGGAGATGTTGCGCAGCAACTGGTTTGGCTCCGGCTGCACCCTGGCGAACCTGTCGGGGGTACACATCGCCAGCGGGTGCGACGGGTGGACCAGGTGGCCCGGCTCGTAGACCTCGAGCCCCTCACGGTGTGCGTGCCAGTTGGCGATACCCGGCTCCAGGAAAATGCCCCGCTCCATGTCTGGTGTCGCCTCCGAGCGAAAGCCATCGACCTTCGAGATGTAGATATCGAGCGCACCGCGGAACGGGTCGAGGCCCAACAGCGCGGCGATTTCTGAGCCGCCGATGCCCTTGCGGCGGGCCTCGAGTTCTTCAGCGGTCAGCATCGGGCGCCTTTCGCTTGAGTTGCTTCGCCCAGGCGCTGAACGGCTCGAGCGCTTCGAGCGCGACCCTCAGTCCGAAGCGGGCGACGATGCTCTCGACCGCCTGCCGGTCTGGAATCTCCGCCTCGCAGAGATAGCCGTACTCGGTGGCGGCCTCGTGGACCGGGTTGTACGCGGCAGCCTCATCGAGCGCGTGCTCTCGCTGGGTGATGGTCTTCTTCACTGCACGACCTCGGTCGCCGGCTCGTCCTTCGCCGTCAGCGCCTCTTCGCGCTCGAGCACCTCGACGGCCCTGAGCAAGGTGACCCGGTCGATGCCCATCTGGAGGAGCGCCACGAGTTCGCGCTCGCTGGTGGGCTGTGCGCTCAACCCCGCGGCAACCTCCAGAGCGAGCGCCAGCTCGCGCAGGATGAGGCGGGCGTACTTCAGGTCGGTCGCCTTCATCGCGACCACCAGGCGGCCCAGAAGAGCGAGAGCCAGCCGCGAACGGTCAAGGGTGCCCAGTTCACTCGGCACCCCCGGCTTTTTCGATTGCGGCCCGGGTGCGCCGAATGAGCGTGCGTTCGTCGTCGGGCTCGTCACCGTCGTACCAGGCCAGGTGCTCCCTCAGCAGGGTCAGCAGCTCGTCACGCTGGGCCTGGAGCAGCGCGAGCTTCTCCACGTCGGCCCACGCCACGACCACCACTCGGGTGCCCTTGGTGATGGGTCGCAGGGAGGCGACGAGGCTGTCGGCGCTCATGACGCCTCCTCCGCCGCGTCGAGGACCCGCTCATTCCAGTCGTTGACCGCGGCGGCGGCAGTACGGCCAGTGCCGTACAGCTGGGGCCCGGCGTCCGGCGCGCCGTCGTAGCAATTGCTGCAGGCCACCGAGTACACGCCGCAGTCGTACGGCTCCACCGCTCGGCCGCACCTCGGGCAGGGCAGAGGCTCAAGCGTCGCCTTCTCTGGCTCCGACTGGTCATCGTTCGGGCCACAGAGATGCTCCTCCAGGCCGTTGCCCCAGCCGCCGGTCACGGCCGCACCACCCTGACCGCGAGAAGCCAGGCCTGCATCGCCTCGCTGTAGGTGATGAGGTTCGCCTGCTTGCTCGCCTCCGACAGCACCACCCAGGCGCGGCGTTCTTGCTGGATGGCTGCTTCGTCAGGGTCGGTGGCGTAGGCGATGTCTGCGGCGCTGAAGGGGACCGGGGAGTTCATGGGTACATAGTGAAACCATATTGGTTCCGTGTCAAGCCCAGTTTGGATTGACACTGGTTTCGCCTTGGTTTTATAGTGGTTCCCCGTGACATCTGAAACAACGGTCAGTGGCGAGGCGGGAGCGGGCGTGGGAGGTTCGGAAGACGTGCCTGTCCGTCTCCCCCCACCACCCAAGAAGCAGGTGAGCGCTCGTGTAGAGCGCGCCATCTACAGGCGCTTAGAACACTACGTGGAGCTACTGAAGGCGTTCGCCTCGGTAGCCGGGGAGGAGAAGGACGTGCGCGAGGAAATCGATTTGAGTTACGCGGTGCGCGAGTCGATCGGCACTGGCCTCGACATTCTGCTCGATAAATTCGGCGGTTGGCCCGAGACAGAAGAGGGCCGTCAGGCTCAGCTCGAGGCGATCCGGCAGGGCAAAACCAGCCCGAGGTAGGCGTCCAACATGAGCCTAGAAACCACCCGGCGCGGCCATTGGCCTGCCCTGGATCTGCCTCCTGGTGAGGTCGGATATATTGGGGAATTCTGTGAATCTGGAAAATGCATCTTCGAGGAGTCGCGCGTTTGCCGCGCGACTGGTGGCAATTCGGCGTCGTGTCATGGGTCTGCGCCGGGACCTTCGCCCCATGCCGACGATGCTCTCTCTCGAAGAGGCGGCGGCGGTTACCGGGATGCCGGCGCGTCGTCTGCGGCGCCTCGCCTCCACCGGCATGATCGCCGCGCGCAAGTACAAGGGTCGGTTGCTCATCCCACGGAGCGAACTCGGTCGCCTTCGGCGGTAGACCCATGAGCCTCGACCTGGCAGTACGCGCCCTGCTCAAAGACGTGGTGCGCGAGGTGCTGCGCGAAGAGCGAGGCCAGGACGCCGCTCGCGCTGAGCCCGCCGCGCCACCAGCGGCGACCGAGCTGCTCACGGTCGAGGCGGTGGCCGGACGGTGCAGCGTTTCACGCGAGACGGTGCGCAACTGGATTCACTCCGGTGCACTGGTCGCACGGCGAGCGGGCCGCAAGCTTGTCGTGAAGCCCGATGACCTGGAGCGCTTTTTGGCTGCGCGGCCAGTGGGCGATGGGGTGCCTCCCAGCATCAGTGAGCAGGTGGCCAGTCTGATGGAGCGGCGCGCGCGAAGGGCGGGGCGATGAGCAGCCTCTACGCAAAGGGCAAGCGGCTCTACTTCAGGCTCAAGGACGAGGACGGCAAGTGGTGCTCGGAGCGCTCGGACTTCGTGGTTGGCCAAGAGCGCTCGGCACAGGCGGCCCTCGACAAGTACGACGCTCGAATCGCTGCCGGTGAAGAGGCAATGGGTGGCGAGCTCGGGCCGCTCACCGTCGCGCGCTGGAGCAGGGTTTGGCTGGTCGAGAGAGAGAGACAAATCTCGACCTGGAAAAATGACGACGGGGTGATGCGGCTCCATGTGCTGCCGGCCCTGGGAGCACTGCGACTCGATGAGGTGCGCCCAAGGCACCTCGTGCATCTGGTGAAGGCATGGCGCGAGCGCACCGGCGGGGCCCAGATGGCCCCCAAGAGCATCTACAACGCCTACAGCACGCTCTCGGCGTTCTTTCGCGATGCCGTGCTCGAGGAACTCATCGCCACCAGTCCCTGCATTCTCACCAAGCGCCAGCTCGGGCCGAAGGTGGACAAGAACCCGGAGTGGCGCGCGAAGGCCTACTACACGGCGCCCGAACTTGAGACGCTCATCTCTGAGCGCCATGTGACGTTCGACCGCCGCGTTTTTTATGCCATCCAGTGCATCGGAGGCCTTCGACATGGCGAGGCAGCGGGCCTGCGCTGGCGAAACGTGAACCGCGAGCCGGGCACGCCCCCGCTTGGTCTGCTTTACGTCGCCTACTCCTACGGGAAGCCGTACGCGAAGGGCGATGTCTGTCGGCCGGTACCCATCCATCCGACCCTGGCCGGCATGTTGGCGGAGTGGAAGCTGAGCGGCTGGGCCGAGTTGATGGGCCGCGCGCCGACAGATGATGACTTGGTGGTGCCTCGGCCGCCCTCCTCCATCTCAAAGCACGGGCAGTACCGCCAGAAGGGCGACTCACGCCAGTGGCTACAGAAGGACCTGGCCATGCTCGGGATGCGCCCGCGTCGTGGGCACGATTTGCGACACAGCATGATTTCTCTCTCTCGCTCCCACGGGGCCAACAAAGACATCCTGAAGCGCGTGACGCACAAACCGCCAAAGGAGGTCATCGAGGGCTACACCCACTTCGAGTGGGAGGTGGTCTGCGCCGAGGTGATGAAGCTCTGCATCCAGCGGAAGGCCGACGGCAGGGTGCTGGAGATGCCGCGGGCGCGTGCGGTCGGCGGAGAAGAGCTTGCTACCGACCTTGTTACCGTCTCGGCCAACCACCAAGAAACTGTTGATGTTTACGAGAGGCGCCACCCGGATTCGAACCGGGGTGCGACGCCTGGAACAGGCGTGTTGTACACGGAACAAGCGGAGCCTTGTGACCAGTTGTCAATGGGTTGGGTCGGCTCATCTCCTCCGACTGTACCGAATCAGGCCGGTCTGGAAACAGGTGGTGGTAGCAAAGTAGCAAGCGCCGAGTTGGTGGCCGAACTCGAGCGCATCGCTGCCCAGCTGCGCGCTGGCGGGGATGTCGAGGTGGCCCTGGTCGACATTCGCCGCCTGGTGGAGGCGACCCGATGAGCGCGCGAGTGGAGGCGCTCCTGAAAGAGGTGCGCCGGTCTCTGAAGTCCATTGAGGAGCGGCTTCAGCCGGTGCCGCTGTGTCTCTCGTGCCGCGACGCCGCGAAGCACCTTGGCGTTGGTGTCACCAAACTCAAGGGCTTGGTTGACTCGCGGGTGTTGCTGACCGTGAAGGTCGGCGGCCGGGTCATGGTGCCGAAGGCCGAACTCGACCGCATCGCAACCCCGAGGGCCCCGGTGCGCACGAAGTCAGCCCGCTCACCCTTGGGCCGCGCTCACAAGAGAGACCCGGTGGACACCAAGGCGTGGCTTCGCGCTCAGGGCAAAATGCGAATGGCAGGGGAGGCGGCCCCATGACCCCTTTCTTGCGCCGCGTGTTCGAGCTGCGCCTGCGAGAGCAGGAGGAGGCGCTGCTCCGCACGAGCCCGAAAGAGTTCGTGAAGCACTGCGCCTGCGGCAAGCGTCTGCGAGACCACGGCACGCCGCGCAAGGCTTGCTTCGACTGTGACCCTCGCAGGCCGCGGGAGGCGCGACCGTGAGTGACCAGCCAGTGCGCGTGAGTCGGGCGAAGGAGCTGGCGGCGCGAGTCGACGAGCTGTGGACCGAACTCGCGGCGTTGCGCAGCTTGCTCAGGTCCATCGCCAGTCAGACCGAGCCGGCCTTCGTCGACCGCTACAAGCTCGGCGGCGGGCGCCTAGAAGATTTGCTGTGGGGCCTGCATGCGATGAGTTCCAGGACAGCGCCGTGAGGACCTGCTCCTTCCCTGAATGCCGTCGCCCTCATGTGGCCCACGGGCTTTGTGGTGCGCACTTGTACCAGCGACGCAATGGAGCCGCCCTTCGTCCGGTGCGGCCATTGCGCGCCTCGACCTGTTCTTTCCCTGGATGCGAGCGCGCCCACTGGGCTGGTGGTCTTTGCGGTGCCCATTACCAGCAGCAACACGTGGGCCGCGGCCTCCGCCCCGTCGGGCCGTTGCGGCACAACACTCCGCCCGGGGCCGAGCGCTTCGAAGAGAACTACACCCCTGAGCCCAACACCGGGTGCTGGCTTTGGACTGGCAGTCTGAATCTCTATGGGTATGGGCGCCTTGGTTTTGGATCAAGGGGGCGTCGTCTCGCGCATCGCATTTCCTGGGAACTGGCGAACGGCCGACGAATCCCGCGGCGAAAGTTCGTCTGCCATCGTTGCGACAACCGCGCGTGCGTGAACCCGGCCCACCTCTTCCTGGGCACGCCTGCCGACAACACGGCGGATATGGACGCCAAGGGCCGGCGGCGCACTGTCGTGGCGTCTGGCGAGGCACACCACAACGCGAAGCTGACCGAGGCGTCGGTGTTCGCGCTGCGCCGCGCCGCGGCGCTCGGGCTCTGGAGCAACGTACAGCTCGCGAAGTGGTGGGGCATCAACCATGGCACCGTCGCGCGGATTGTCGCCCGCCAGACCTGGGCGCATGTCGGGGATGACCTGAACGCCATGGCCAAGGGGGCTGCGCCGTGACCGCGGGTCGACGCGGGGGCACAACGCTCAGTCCATCGGCGCGTGCGAGGTACGGCGTACACATCAGGGCGCTGTGGACGGCAGACCGCGAGCTGACGGCCAAGGAGATTGAGCGACGGACGGGCGCGCCGCTGAACCTCGTTCGCGATGTACGAGAGCGGCTCGTGGCTCAGGGAGTTCTTCGGGCTGGCCACATGCGGGCGTGGCCGTGAATGGATGCCATGCCTCCCAAGCGCGCCACCAGCTCGCCCCGGCCGCCGAAGGTGAAGGCCTCGCAGATGGTTTTCCCGTTCCTACTCGCGGACCTCGAGCCGCAGGCGTCGCCCGAGCGGTTGCGGCGGGAGTACCTCGAGAAGCTCAGCGCGCCGCCTGTCGAGAAGGAGGAGGAGTGAGATGAGCACCACCTGCTCCACCTGTGGTGCCGAAGTCATCTGGGCGCGAACGGTCACCGGCAGGCTGATGCCCGTCGACCCGGAGCCGGTGCCAGGCGGCAACATCGAGTTGATTAAACCCAACGACCCGCGCGAGCCGCTCGAGGCCCACGTGGTCACGCCGTGGTTTGGCGAGAAGCGTCACGTCTCGCACTTCGTCGGGTGCCCTCAAGCCGACCAGCACCGAAGGGTGGGCGGCCGATGACCGTGAACGCGCAAGGGGTCGGCGTGGGCTCACCGATGTTCGGCTGTGTACTTTTGGTGTGGAGGCGGCGGTAGCGGCGATGACCTGCTGATCAGCGAAGGGGAGGATTTCGCGATGCGCGCAAGGACAATAAAGATTGCTTTCTGGAGAAGCGAAAGCATCGCGTGCCTGAGCGACGCGGCCAAGCTGCTCTATGTGGGGCTCTGGGGACTGGCCGACCGAGAGGGCAAGCTGAAGGACAAGCCGATTACCATCGGCTTCGAGGTGCGCCCATGGGACCCCATGGCTGTGCCGGCGCTCCTTGAGGAGTTGTTCGCGGCTCACCTAGTCATCCGCTACACGGCCGGGGGCGAGGGATATCTCTGGGTGCCGTCGCTTCCTAAGCACCAGAAATTCCACCCCAAGGAAAAGCCCGTCGGGTTCCCCGGGGTGGACTCACCGGACGCCGTGGTGCTGGCGGGGAGGCTCAAATTTCTCCCAGAGTTCACCAGTGGCTCATCGGCCCTAGATTCACCACGGCAGGCGGTTGGGGAGCACCCTGGAGCCATGAACGAGGCCCTAGGTTCACCCCAGCAGGTGGTCGGGGACAACCTAGGTTCACCCCAGCAGGTGGTCGGGGAGCACCTAGGTTCACCCCAGCAGGTGGTCGGGGAGCACCTAAAGTCCATGGAAGGCACCTCAGGTTCACCCCAGCAGGTGGTCGGGGAGCACCTAAAGTCCATGGAAGGCACCTCAGGTTCACCCCAGCAGGTGGCCAGCAAGCCTTTTCCTTCTTTTCCTTCTTTTCCTTCTTTGTCTTCTAAAGAGAAGGATCCGCCTGCCGGCGGAAAGCGGGCGAGCAAAAAGCGCTCGCCTCCCACCCCCCGCGAGAGCGACGAAATTTGTCAGGACTTTCTCGAGGTGACCGGAAAGGACTACGCCTGGGACGGCGGCCGTGACGGCAAGGCATTCGCCGCGTTGCGGCTGAGGGCCTCGATGGAAGAGATACGCGAGCGTTGGCAGCGCGGACTTTCAAACGTGAAAACCGGAATCTTTCCACAGATTTCCACCATCTCCGAGCTTCAGCGGTGGTGGAACAATCTCGCGGTCGCCCCGGTCGCCCCGATTGCACCCGGGCCGAGGCGTTCCGTGCCCGACATTCGGCGCTCACCCATTCCGGCAACCGAGGGCACCGGACCAATCACCGTGAAGGTCAGCGTTCTCTGACCATGCCAGAAACACCGCGCCAAATCGCCGCAATGCCGCCCGTACGCCACGAACGCAGGTCAACCCATGGCCAAGGCGCACCAGCGCCGTGGAACATTCATATGCCCGTGGAACACTCATGAAAGGGAGGGGTCGTGCCTGAACCCAAGACGAAAGAAGAACTCGAGGCGCGCAACAGGGAAATTGGGCGGCCTACTCCAAGGTATTTCACCCCGTCAGAGGTTGCGAGAGCCAACAAGTGGGACGCTCAACATCCGGCCGAAAAAGCCGAGTATCAGTCCAACATGGAAAGAATCAGGCAAATCGAAGCAGGCGAAGAAAGCGCAAGAATATCGGCCAAAGCAACAGCAGGCGCCATGGCTGCTCTCGCCTGGTCCGGAGCCAGCGAGCACCTTCTTGAGGCATCTAAGAACCCGTGGCCTACGGCGGCAAACGCCGCAGTCAAACAATTGATGGCTCGACCCAGGCCCGAGAGGCCGTGGATGCTGGTGATGCATGGTCCCGTGGGGACCGGGAAAACAGCGGCGGGGTACCTCGCCATGCGACTTGCTGCGGCGGAGGGCGCGACCGTGGCAGTGCGCACGGTGTGCGCGGTCATGCGGCTCAGCTCCTTTGGGCAGGGGTCCGAGGGAGTTGAGTTTCTTCAGCGGGTGGAATTGCTGTTGCTGGATGACCTGGGCGTCGAACTGCTCACCGAATGGGGTCGGAGCGTGCTCGACGATATCTTGGTTGCCCGCTACGAGGCCCGCTCTGGGGTCCGCGGCAGAAGGACGGTAATCACTTCAAATCTTGACCTGCCACACCTACGAGAGCGCCTCGGGCCGCGCGTCATGGATCGCATTTCTGATGGCGGCCTAGTGTTGGAGGTCAACGGCGAATCGCTACGCAAGACAGGCAAGCCCCGCGCATGACCAGTCCGCAAAACGAGACGGGTCATAAGTGACCCACCCATCGAAAGGCGCAATCATGCGCCATGACCACGGCAACGGCGGACACCTCGAAGGTCATCGCCAGCGTGGAGTGGGCCACGAGCCTGCCCAGCGCGGCGAACTTGAGGGAAAACCACTTCGCCCGGCACCGGAGGGTCAAAGCCCAGCGACTCACGGCGCTCCAGATGCTCCTAGCAAACGCCGGCAGACCACCTGTGCTGGGCCATGGCTCGCTCGTTCACGTGACGCTCACGCGCATCGCCCCTCGCATGCTCGATGACCACGACAACCTCAGGATGGCCTTCAAGGCCCAGGTCGATTCGGTGGCCCAGTGGCTTGGGCTGCGCAGCGACCGTGACCCGCGCATCGCGTTTTCGTTCGCTCAGGAAAAGTCTAGGTTCGCCAGCATCAGAATCGAAATCACGAGGGTCGCATGAGCATCGGGTCAGCCTGCCGCGCGCCGTACTGCGACGACGCCGCCGAACCGGGCAGCGACCTCTGCCGGGCTCACGGCCGAAGACCCGACGAACTCAGGGCCCATGCGAAACCCGAGCGTCATCACGGGGTGCCGCACCACAAGCGCTCATTTTATTTCCCCGAGACGATGTTCCAGGAGATGCACGCCGACGCGATTCGCCTCGACAGGAGTTTGAGTTGGGTGGTCCGCAAGGCGTGGGAGCTGGCGAAGGTGAGGCTCGCTGCCATTCCTGAGATTGAAGCATTCATGCGCGAGGGGGAACCGAAGTGACGAACGAAGAGACCGCAGTGAACGGCGGTGAGGTGGCGACGCAACCGGCGCCACCCTCGAGGCCACCAGTCGAAGGCGTGTTGGCTGAAATCTGCACGCACCTGATGGACCTCGATGCCTCGCTCAAGCGCGTGCACGAGCGGGTTGCCGCGAGCGCCACCGGCGCCGAACTCGAGCTGGCGGGCCACGAACAGCAAGAGCGCTTCGACACCATCGGCGAGCGGCTCGAGCACATCGAGCGCGCCATCGAGCGGCTGGCGAACGCGCTGCTGACCAAGAAGGAAACGCCGCCCGTGAAGCCAGCGAAGAGGGCGAGGGCCAAGCCGAAGAAGCCAGCGCGCAAGAGGGCCTGGTGAGCGAGCGGTCGAGGCTGGAGTGGGTGCGCTGCGCTCTTTGCGATTCGCTGCGTCCTGCTGAGTGGCTCAAGCGGTCCGCCGAAAAGAGTTGGGTGTGTCTCGATGCCCGGGTTTGCGGCCGGCTCCGAGCGACGCGGCCGTTCAAGGGTCTGGAAAAGTTTTTGGTGGTGTCCGAGGCCCGCACTCGAGGCATCAGCGGAGTTGGGAAGTGAAGTGGGGGTTCGGCCTACCGGGGCGGCGATGAGATACCCCCACTTCGTCGATGCGGTGGAATCGCTACTCCGACACCGGGGGCTCATCGACAGCCACGGCAAGCTGCAGCTCGATACCCGGCAACTGGTGGCGGCGATGTTCGAGGAGCTGTTGCGTGCGATTCGCGAGGATTCCCGCATCGTCATCCCGGGCTTCGGGGTGTTCTATGTCTGCGAGCGCACGGGCCGCCGGGTTCGCCCGTTCGGCCGAAAGAAGGTGGTTGAGCTACCGCCGCACTGGTACGTCGCGTTTCGCAGCGGCAAGCGCACCCGTGGCAGGTTGGAGCTGGAGGTGCGGCGGTGAGGTCATTCTCGAATTCCGGTCCAACTCGCCTCGAGTTGCTGGCCGTACTGCGCGCACCCATCCGCCACGAAGCACTCCAGCAGCTCGGCGGTCTCGCCCTTGTCGCAGCTGTTCGTGCGCCACCTGTGTCGCCTGAGGTGATCAGCCGAGGCCCTCAGCTCCTTATCGGCCTCAATCAGTTGCTCAGCCGCATCATTGAGCGCCACCTTGTCGACAACACCCACCAGCTTCGCCTTTTTTTTCTCGTGGGCGATCGCCTCGGTTGCCTCTGCCTTCAGCTGCTTCTGCCAACAAATGTACGCCGACAGGACCGCCAGCTGCTCTTCCGGGGTGCGCGCGAGTTCCATGGACTTGGCGTGTGCCGCCTCCGCGGCCGCAAGAGCCCTCGTGCCTTCCTCTGCTGCCTTCTGCCTCGCTTGCCGGTCTTCCTCGACTCTGGCCACGCGTTCGCGCTCGCGCCGCAGGCAACGCGTTACGTGTTCTTGCCAGGCGGCAATGTGTCCATGGTCTTTCACTTCGATGCTCGTGGCGAGGTGCCTCAACTCCACGGCGCAGACCTCGCGCTCTCGAGGCGTGAGGTCTTCGGTCGACGGGGACTGAGCCAGCACCAGGGTCATGATGATCAACAGGTTCATGCCCACCAACATCCCCCACCCCGGCCAGTCCCCGCAGCTGCGCGCCGGTTCCGGTGCGGCGGCGTAGTTGGCGCGTCACCGGGTGTGTCTCGCCCCGGGTCGGCGTTACCCTTGGGGCGAGGTGCATATGACCGCTCAGAACAGCGGAGCTGAGCGGAAGCGGAAGATGCCCAAGGGCCGCCCGTTCAAGCCCGGAACTTCAGGCAATCCAGGTGGGCGACCGAAGGAAGCTCACGAGGTCATCGAGGCCTTCAGGGCCGGCGGCCTCGAGTACGTGAAGCTTGCCAAGAAGTACGCGCGCAAGGGCAACATGCGGGCGCTCGAAGTCGCCCTCGCCTACGCCTACGGAAAGCCCCCACAGAACATCCAGTTGACCGGCATGGGCGGTGGGCCAGTGCTGGTCGGCGTCAACCTCTCCGGGCTCCCGAAGGAGAGGCTCAATGACCTCGAGCAAATCCTCAATCCTCTCTCGGCTGGCGAAGTACCAGATACCAACGCTGGCAGAGGTACAGAAGGAGCAAGCGCGCCGAAGCCTGATGCGCTTCATCCCGTGGGTGACGCCGGCGTACAGCGCCCCGCTGCACCTGGCGCCGATGGTGAACCGCCTGGAGAGGATGCTCGCAGGTGAGCGACAGCGGCTCGTGGTCCACACGCCGCCGCGTCACGGGAAAAGTGAATCCCTGCTCGCGTTCATCGCATGGGCCCTGTGGAACAGACCCAGCATGCAACTGAGCTACTCGAGCTACGACGCGGGAATCACCCGCTCAAAGTCACGGGTGGCCCTCGGTCTGGTGCGGCGACTCGGGGTGACCCTGGCCTCGGAGAACATCACCGAGTGGCGCACGCCGGAGCGCGGCGGCCTTCTGGCCAAGTCGGTCACCGAGGGCATCACCGGTCAGGGCATCGAGCTGGGCGTCATCGATGACCCGGTGAAGGGCAGGCTCCAGGCCGAGTCGAAGGTCTACCGGGACCGCGCCAAGGAGTGGGTAAAGAACGATTTCCTCACTCGTCTCGAGCCCAACGCTTCCGCAATCTGCCTCATGACCCGATGGCACCCTGACGACCTCTCCGGCTACCTCATCAACGAGAAGGGTTGGGAGTTCCTCTGCCTGCCGGCAATCAGCCCCGAGGGCGCCGCGCTGTGGCCCGAGCGGTGGCCACTCTCCGAGCTGCAGCTGCGCCGGAGCGAGGTCGGCGCGTACGTCTGGGAGTCGCTGTACCAGGGGGCACCTCGACCTCGAGGTGGTGCTGTCTTCGGCGATGCCTGGCTCTACACGACGTTGCCGCAGTCGTTCCGGGTGGCCATCGGCATCGACCTCGCCTACTCGAAGAAGACCGCCAGTGACTACTCGGTGGCCGTCGTGATGCTCGAGGCCGGCGGGTACTACTTCATCGCCGACGTGGTGCGGGCTCAGGTCCGCGCGCCGCAGTTCGGTGAGATGGTGAAGCAGCTGCTGCTGCGCTACCCCACGGCGCGCGTGCGCTGGTACGCCGCCGGCACCGAGCAGGGCAGCGCAGACTTCATGCGCGAGGCTGGCATCCCCAGGCTCGAGACGTTGCCGCCGAAGGGCGACAAGTTCGTGCGAGCCATCCCCTACGCCGCGGCATGGAACGCGCACCGCGTGCTCGTGCCCGACAGCGACGGGCTCACCGTGCCGTGGCTGGCGCCGTTCCTCGAAGAGCACGCGAGCTTTACCGGCACCAATGACGACTACGATGACCAGGTGGACGCGGCCGACACCGCCTTCGACTTGCTTGCAGACAAGGCGCCAAGCTACGCCGGACTGCCAGAGAGAACGATGGACAGGCGCGATGGCCAAGATGGAAGGCGGCGGATGTGACCGAGGAGCAACTGAAGACAATGGTGGAGCAGAGTGCCGACCTGACCCCTGCAGAGCGATTGCAGGTCATGGACATCGCCAGAAAGCTGAAGCGCACCGGTCCAACAACGCGTGAGCAGCGAGCGGCGGAAATGGCCGACCCCGAACGCATGGCCCAGGAGGCCGAGATTGTAGAGACCGTGCGCCGCACCAAGGGCGATACCGCCGCCGCCATCATGGCCAACATCGTGAAGCGTCTTCGAGAGCAGTACATCGAAGGATGCTCAGCCGATGAACGTTCGGCGCTGCTGGCCACCTTGCCGCCGCTGCCATGACCGACTCGCTGGTTGTGCACGTCACCCTCGAAGCGTTGGTCTTCGTGGGCGGTGGCCCGTATGACCCGGTGACCCAACACCTGAACACCGGGTGCGGCCTGTGCACCCTGGAGTTGGCGTCCGGCAAACAGATCTTCGGCTCGGAGTGCGCGGCACACCTGCTTCGCAACACGACGCCGATGCCGTCGTGGGTTCCGAAGCCCAGTTGCCCAACCTGCTGCGTGCTGCTCGACAGGGCGCTCGAGGGTCGGGGCTTTCCGCTGACTCCCCGCTGACTCCCCGCGGCTGACCTGTGGACCCTCGCACCTGCCGCGCTCGCAAGTAACCCCGCTCGAGTTGTACGGTGCCACCCATGCTCGACTCGCCACGCTACCGCCAGGCCAGGGAGCTTCCGGGGTATTCATGGAGTGAGTGGGACAGCATCTCCCTCGTGAAGTCGGCGCTGCGCGACCTGGAGCAAGGCCAGTTCGACCGGGCCGCTCAGGTGGTCGACGCGATGTTGCGCGATGACCGCATTGAGGGCTGCACCTCGACCCGCACCGACGCAATCAGCTCGCTCCCCTTCCACTTCGAGCCCGGCAAGGGCCGCCTTGGCAACCAGGTCGCCAAGCGCGCGGGTGAGTTGTTCGAGCAGCTCTTTCCCGATGCGGCACTCTCCGAGCTGCAGCGCTGGGGCCTGCTCTTGGGCGCGGCACCGGCGCAACTGCTGTGGGCAGCCATCGACAAAGAGTGGGTGCCACAGCTGCAGGTCTGGCACCCGCGCTACCTCTCGTGGCGCCTCGATACCTCGACCTTCTGGCTCAACACCCAAGACAGCCCGATTGAGATTCAGCCCGGCAACGGGCAATGGGTGCTCTTCACGCCCCGTGGCTCAAACCGGGCGTGGATGGCTGGCAAGGTGCGCTCGCTGTACGTGCCCTGGTTGCTCCGGCAGTGGAGTCAGCGCGATTGGGGCCGGTGGAGCGAGGTCAACGGCACTCCCACCAAGCTGGCCCATGTTCCGGTGGGCGCTCAGGCCGATGACGTAAAGCGCTTCATCGAAGAGCTGGCCAGCATCGGCGCCGAGTCGACCATTCGGCTCCCTCAGGATGCGGCGGGCAACAAGTTCGAGGTGTCGCTGCTCGAGGCCGGCGGCATTGGCTGGGACGGCTTCAAGAACCTGCTCGACAAGCAAGAGACGAACATCGCGGTGGACCTGCTGGGTCAGAACCTCACCACCGAGGTGAAGGGTGGCAGCTACGCGGCGGCATCGGTGCACGGCACCATCCGCAACGACTTGCTGCGCTCCGACGCCGACGTGCTCGGCGATTGCCTCTACTCGCAGGTGCTGCGCCCGTGGGCGGCGTTCAACTACGGCGACCCGGAAGTAGCCCCGCACCCTTGCTGGCAGACCGAGCCGCCCGAGGACAAGAAGGCTTCTGGCGAGGCCCTGGCGGCCTTCGGTGCCGCCGTCACCGCGTGTCTCAAGGCCGGCGTGCGCGTCGACGTGCTGGCCCTTAGCGAGCGCTTCGCCATTCCGTTGCCCGCCGCCACCGGCTACCTCTCGAAGCAGCTGGTGCCCATCGACGTCGAGCTTGTGAAGGCTCAGGTGGCCACGCCAAACGAGCTGCGCGCTGGCCTTGGCCTTGAGCCCATCGAGGGCGGTGACGAGCTGGTGAAGCCGGCGGCGCCCGTTCCGCCCGGAGCACCGGGGGCGCCTGGTGGTGGCGACGTCAAGCCGCCGCCGCCACCGGCGCCGCAGTTGCACGACAAGGGCACGGCGCTGCCTCCCATTCCGAAGGCGGTGGTGCGCGGGCAGCTGTACGCCGATGGCCTGGCGCTCAGCGGCGTGGAGCACGGCGCCAAGGCGCTGGGAGCCGACTTCGCCGCACTGCTCGAGGTGATTCAGGCGGCTACCGACTACGAGGACCTGCACGCGCGCATCGTGAAGGCGTACCGGCACATGAGCGCGGACAACTTGGCAGAGGTGCTGGCGAAGACGCTGGAGCTTGCCGAGTTGAGCGGCCGGTGGGCGGCCAAGAAGGAGCTGTGATGCTGGCCTGGCTGGTGCGGCTGCTGTTCGGCGAGCGACCACGGGTGGCAACCTGGCCGCGTGGGAATGTCGGTTATCAACCGTCATTCGCGGCGCCGGAAAACCCCAGGCCCCCGCAGGGTGGCTCGGGGCTGGTGGAAATCAGACCGGGGCTCTTCGTCACGGCTGATGGCTCCAAGTCGATCTTCGCGCCAAGACCACCCCTGACCAGCGCTCCCGGCTCGGACCCCATCAGCATTCCCGTGATGGGCCCGGGCAAGGACAGCACCCGGTGAACAACGCGCTGGTCCTCTTTACGGCGGCGCTCGTCACGGTGCTGGCAATCGACGCGCTGATTGACCTGGTGGCCTGGTTGCTGGCCTGGAAGCGGGGCACCCGTGGCCGGCAATGAGCCTCCCAGCGATGACCTGAGGGACTTCGACGACACCCGGGAGTTCTTCGAGGAGGAGTTGGACCTCGCCGACAAGATGGTGAAGGCCATTCGAAAGCGCGCGAGCAAGCACGCCTTCAAGGTGGCCGGCGTCACTCAGCTGAGGGTGGCGAATCAGGTGCTCGACGAACTCAAGCGCGCGGTCGATGAGGGCACCACCCTCGAAGACTTCAAGGCGGCGGTGGGCGACAAGCTGCTCGAGCAGTGGAAGGGCTCCGTGGCGAATCCGAGCGCGAGGCTCGAGACAATTTTTAGAACTTCGACCCAAACGGCGTACTCGGCAGGCCGCATCCGCCAACTCTCCGAGCCCGACACGCTCGAGGTGCGCCCGTTCTGGCGCTTCACCGCGATTCTCGACTTGCGCGTGAGCGACATTTGCCGAGCTTGCGACGGCACGGTGATGCCCGCGAAGTCGGCCTGGTGGTCCACGCATCAACCCCCCTTGCATCACCGCTGCAGGTCGACCATCACCAGCCTCACCGCCGACCAGGGCGAGGGGAAGGTCAGCAAGACCCCTCCAGACGCCACCCCCGACACGGGCTTCGGCAATGTTTCGGAGGCTGACCTGTGGGTTCCTGATTTGAGTGGTATCGACGCCTCATTGCGCGTGGTGTTTCGTACCAAGACGTGAGCGCGCTCCGCGGTCAGACGTTGGTGAAGCTCGACCTCAACGCCAAGGGCGAGCCGCCGTCAGAGTTCCGCATCTTCGCCGCAGGCGCCAACCGCACCACGAGGGGTACCTTCGAGTTCTCATCGAAGGCGGCAGAGTCGGTGATGGCCGCGGCCGCCGATTACGCCAATGACTACCCGGTGGACTACGCGCACGCGATGTTCAGCAGCGGTGGCCTGTTCGGCTCGCCGGACCCCGCTGCTGCTGGCGCGGCCGCTGGGTGGTTCAAGCCGGTTGTTCGCGAGGGCGCGCTTTACGCCACCGAGTGCAGCTGGACGCCACGCGCCGCGAAGATGCTGGCAGACCGCGAGTACCGCTACACCTCGCCCGCGTTCCTTCACGCCGAAGACGGCACCATCACCGAGCTGCTCAACGTCGCGCTCACCAATGTGCCCGCCGGCAAAGGCATCACGCCGCTGATGGCCGACCAACTTCCCAGACCGGAGACGATGCCCATGAAAGGCCTGCTTGCCCTGTTGTCGCTCAAAGCCGATGCCACCGAGGCCGACGCGGTGGTGGCCCTCAACTCCATCGTCTCCGACCGGGCCGCGCTGCTCTCCGAGATTGGCGTGGCCACCGTGAGCGAGGCCAAGGGCCGCATCACGGGCCTGAAGCTCGAGGCAGACAAGGCGGTGGCGCTGGCCAAGCAATTGGGCGAGCTGGTGACCGCCTCTCGCAAGGGCGAGGTTGCCGCGATGCTGGCCAAGGCCGTTGAGGAAAAGAAGGTGGCCCCGGCGGAGCTCGAGCTGCTCACCAAGCTCGGTGAGCGCGACCCGGCTGAACTCAAGGGCATGCTCGACGTGCGCAGCCCGATGCTCAACCCGCCCAGCCTGCCGCCCAACGGTGGCGGTACCGGCATGGTGGCTGGCCTCACCCGCGAAGAGCGCGAGGTGGCCGAGCTGATGGGCGTCAACCTCGAGGCGCTGGCCAAGTCGAAGGTCACCGCGAAGAGCACCATCCCCGCACCTGCCCCAGCCGCCTGAACGCCACCCGTAGCCCAGACCTCTTTCACAGGAGCACGACATGACCGCCCTGGCAGCTCCGCGCGACACCCCGAGGCTCGGCGATGAGGCCCTTCCTCAGCTGTGGAAGCTCCCCATCGACGCCAGCGTGAAAATCTACGCGGGCAGCATGTGCGTCATCAACGCCGGGTACGTGCGGCCCGCCCGCGCCTCCACCACCGACCTCTCCGCGGGTGTCGCGCGGCAGACCTACGACAACAGCTCGGGCTCGGCCGGCGCCTTCTATGTCGAGGTCCGCCGCGGGGTGTTCGGCTTCGGCAACTCCGCTAGCACCGACGCCATCGCTCAGGCCGACGTGGGGAAGGTCTGCTACTTCGTCGATGACCAGACCGTGGCGAAGACTGACGGCACCGGCACTCGCTCAATCGCCGGCCGCATCATGTCGGTGAGCGAGGGCGACTCCCTCGTCTACGTGCAGCTCGGCGCATTGGTCTGACCCTTGTCACCGGCGCCTTGAAAGGAACCTCCCATGGTCATCACCCCCCAGAGCATCGACGCAATCTTCTACAACCTGAACACGGTCTACCAGGGCGGCTACAGCGCGGCCGACACCTGGTACGAGAAGGTCGCGACCAAGGTGCCTAGCTCCGGCCGGGAGAATCGATACGCCTGGTGGAAGCTGATTCCCCGCTTCCGCGAGTGGATTGGTGAACGGAAGTTCAACAACCTCACGATGCGCGGGTACTCGCTCATCAACAAGAAGTACGAGCTGAGCCTTGCTGTGCAGCGCATCGACATCGAAGACAACCAGCTCGCTGATGCCGGGATGGCTGCTAAGTCGATTGGCGAGCAGGCCAAGCGGCTGCCTGATGACCTGGTGGCCTCGGCGCTCCAGAGCGGGGCCACCTCGCTGGCCTTCGACGGGCAGTCTTTCTTCAACACCTCGCACCCGGTCGATAGCGATGTCAGCTCGCTTGGCACCTACGCGAACCGGTTCACCAGCAAGGCGCTCACCCCGGCCAACTACCAGGACGTGCGCCAGAAGATGGGCGCGTTCAAGGGTGAGGACAATCGCCCGATGCGGGTGCGGCCCAACCTGCTCATCGTCGACCCGTCGAACGAGATGACGGCGCGCCAGATTCTCCAGGCCGACTACATCGCGCCCGTTGGGGCCTTCGGCATCAACGCCGCAGGCGGGTGGCAGAAGAACCTGCTGACTGGCACCGCCGAGCTGCTCGTGGTGCCTGAGCTTGGGAACGAGGCCGGTACCTGGTACCTGGCCGACACCACCAAGGGCATCAAGCCGCTCATTTACCAGGAGCGCAAAGCGCCGGTGCTCGCCCAGATGGTCGACAACAGCAGCCCGAACGTCTTCCTGCGGGATGAGTACCTGTGGGGCGCCGATGCCCGCGGGGCTGTCGGCTACACCCTGCCGTTCCTGATGAGCCGCTGCGAGCCGTAACGCCTTCACCCCTCAACGCCGGAGAGAACCGCCATGGATGAGACCGCGGGAAAGAGTGCTGAGCCGCCCAAGGCGATCACCCCCAACGCGCTGGGGCATGGCGAGGGCCCCGGAGGCGCCGGCAAGCGGGTGCGCGTCACGGTGCGCTGTCCCGTCCGGCCAGACTTCAACGGCGGCGCCTTCCCGGGCTACTGGTGCGCTGGCGTGCACTTCGCATCCGGGGAGTCGACGCAGGAAATCGACGCTGAGCGGCTGCAAGACATCAAAGACGACACCACCATCACGCTGGTGAAGGTGGAGGAACTCGACGGCTCGAGCGCCGCTCCCGACACGAGCACGAGCACGAGCATCAGCACCAAGGGCGCCACGAGCCCCAAAGCGGGCTTCGGTGAGCCGGGGGTCACCACTGAGATGAACTCCGGGGCCAAGGCGATGGGCCATGACGACCCGAAGGAACTCAAAGACGGGCCCGGCAAGCCGCCGAAGTCCTCGAAGTACTGAACGCGCTGGTGAGGAAGGGAGGCGAGCGTGGCTGGAACCATCTATGCGACCAGTGCCGACCTTCGCCTCCCCGATGCGGTGAAGGCGAGCATTGGCACCACCAACATCGACGCCGCCCTCGCCGAGGCCAGCTCGCTCATTGACTCGTACATCGGCAAGCAGTTCGACCTGCCGCTCTCAGCCGTGCCGCTGGAGGTCAAGAGCGCCGCATGCAACCTGGCGGCCTTCATGGCGCTGCAAGGCCGCGGCTTCAACCCCGGCTCGGTCGACGCCGAAACGCTCCGAATGTCTTTCGAGGATGCTCGCAGTTGGCTGCGAGACGTCTCCACCGGCAAGGCCACCCTCGCCTACCCCGCTGGCATCGACGTTGAGGGCACCAATCCCCAGAGCACCCCGTTCGTCTACTCGCCGGCTCAAGGGAGCATCGGGCTGTCTGGTGGCGGCTTCCGTGGCAAAGACACCGACGCCAGCGTTTCGGTTGGCACTGTCGGCCGCCCGCGCTCAAGGGGGTGGTGAATGCTCAACGGCGACTACGCGAAGCTCCGCGAGGTCATCCGGCGCGCCCATTCACTGGCCGGGGGCAAGTGGAAGCGCGGCGTGACCAAGCAGATGTCAGAGGAGACCGTGGAGTTGGTGCGCCACGGGTTCGCCACCTCGACCGCCCCAGATGGCTCGAAGTGGGCGCCAGTGAGGCGCAAGGGCTTTCCGCTGCTCGACTCCGGGCGGCTGCGCGCCTCAATCCTGAGGGCCAGCAACGACGCCGGCTACAGCGTCTTCACCAACGTGGTGTACGCGCGCCGGCAGAACTACGGCGGCGGCGGCATCAGGGCCCGCGCCTTCTTTCCGCCCAACGGAACTTGCCCGCCAGCATGGGCGTACCGACTGCACAAGGTGGCTCGGATCTACGTCGATGCCGTGGCCGCTGGCCGGGTGCGGTCTTGATTGCCGACGTTTTCACCGCGGTGGCCAGCAGCTCGGTGCTCAGTGGCGTCACCTCCAAGCTCGGGGGCGAGTACCTCGATGAGCACGCGGTGGCTCCGCGCATGGTCTGGGTTCTCACTCATGACAGCTTCACGAGCGGCAAGCGGCAGACCGGCCCCAACGCCAAGAGCCCGCGCAGCACCGGCACCCGCCAGGCTGGGGTGCGAGTTCGGGTGTGGGGTAAGGCGAGCGTGAGCAACCCCACCTCGGTCGATGAAGTGCGCTCCACCGAAGACCTCGTGCGGCGGCTGCTCTCGGCGGTGCACGAGAAGGCCTACGGCAACTACGAGGTGGGCTCCATCGACTGGCTCGCCGGCGATGGGCAGGAACTGCTTCAGTACGGCCGCGGCTGCGACGTTCACCTCACCTTTGAAATTCCCATCTACCGGACCACCACTGAGGCCGGTGAGACCACTGCGCCCATCAACACCGCCACCCAACTCGGTGACATCGACTTCGCGGGAGTGCCAGCGTCATGACCAAGCCCACCGACAAAGAGCCCATTGTTCCGGCGCCAACCACCGCTCCTGCCGCCGCCCCTGAGTCCAAGCTCTTCGGCACCGGGTATGCCTCCCTGGCCAACACCCCAACGCCGCCGCCCGGATGGCTCGGAGAGCCGGGCAAGGCGATTCCAGACCCGGCGCCGACCCCGTTCGTCGATTCGAAGCAGCTCATCGAGCCCTTCGAGGCCATCGCCCTGCGCAAGAGCACTCCGCCTTGGCATCTGGGCGCGGTGAAGGCGATGAACGGTTGGGCGCAGGGGCGCGAGGTGAGCGAGGCGGAGTTTGACGAGGCCTGTGCACGGGCACTGGGCGCCCAGATGAACCCGACTTGAAAGGACGGCCATGTCCCTCCCCAGCGCGAACCTCACCATCAAGGAGTACGGGCTCGGCCTCGTACCTCAGAACACCTCCGGCGTGCTGGCGCTCATTGGCACCAGCTCAGCCGGCACCGCCAATGAGGTGAATGGGTACGGCACCGTCAAGGCGCTGCAAGACGCGCTGGGAAGCGGCCCCCTGGTCGAAGCGGGCGCCCTGGTCATCGATGCTGGCGGTGGCCCCATCATCGCGGTGAAGGCCACCAGCGGCACGGCTGGCTCGGTCGGCTCCATCGCCCCCACGGGCACCGGCACCTCGGTGATGACCATCACCGGCAACCCGCTCGATTCCTACTTGCTGAAGGTCCAGGTGACCGGCGCCGCGGCTGCCATCACCTCCGGCCTGGGCACCTTCAAGGTGTCGCTCGACGGTGGACTCA